TCAATCAGCTCTGATAGTTCTCCATCATTCGTCCAGTGTACGGTCCTAAGCCCACGTTCCCACCGCTCCTCTTGCAGCTTGATGGCAGTACATAGCCACTTGGTGAACGGTTTGACCTGCGCCCTAACACTGTTAGCCTTGGCCCTATCCATGCGATGGACAATGGGGAATGTCGGATTAAGGCAGCGCATATAGTGCTCGCCATCTTCAATCACTAGGTGCATAGACATAGAGTTAGGCATGAGTAACCAGCCGAGGTCCTTGCGTATCCCATACTCGGAGTTCCACCCATCTGCGTAGGCTAGGAACCATGTCCTGCCATAGCGTGACGTAATAAACACAGGCAGCAGGGCACTGATGAAGGCATTAGTCGTGTTAGACTGCCACCCACCATTAGTGATTATGATCTCCCCATCTGGTCGGTATGTAACCACGTCGGTGTCGTAGAGGCAGACGACTATGTTCTCCCCCTCCTTGCGTATGTTCATGTGGTCCTTGTTGCGGTCGGCTATCGGCTTAACACTGTTAGCCCTGCCCCTTATCGGGGTTATGCTCTCCTCGTGCTTCTTGGCCGCTTCATAGTTAGGCAGTCTGCGGATACCCCGCATGTTGGATGTACCGAATCCCATGATCAGTCCTCCCCTCTAGGGTCATAGTCCCAGCTGTTCAGCAGGTCTTCCAAGCGTTCCGCCAGCACGACTGCCAGCTCAGGGTTTGCCATGTGGTCATTGACCAGCTCGATCAGCTCGAAGTTCTCTAGCATCCGGTAATAGTCCCGTGTGCGCTTGGTTTGTATCTCGTCTACTAGTAATAACATTGTTAGTCTTGCCCCCGAATAGTGTATGAAACTTCGCCATTGCCCCGCTCATAGATGCAGAGGTTGGTCCCGTCAGTGAATGTAAAGGTCACGCCCTCACCCAAGAATGGACCCTCGGAAAGGGAATCACCCTCTTCCACCCAGCGATAGGACTGGATGGTCTTGCCTACTACACTGCTTACTAACAGTTCTTGGATTTGGTCTGACTTACGCATTATCTTGCTCCTTCTTCTTGGCTGCAATCAGGTCTTCAATGTCGATGGTCTCAGGGCAGCGGTACGCCTCCTGCCCCTCGTTTTTCTGCTTCCATGCCTTCTTGATGTTCCGTCCCCTGTAAAGTTTGTGCCTGTCCCACCGCTTCATTGGTCTTGCTCCTTCTTCTTGGCTGCAATCAGGTCTTCGATATCGACAGTCTCAGGGCAGCGGTACGCCTTCTGCCTCTTGTTGTTCTGCTTCCATGCCTTCTTGATGTTCTCCATCGCATGGCGTGACGGGTTGTTTGCTATGTCCCACCGCTTCATTTCGACGCCACCACTAGTGCGATGGCCATCACTGCTACCATCGCAATCCACCTAACAATTGTTACCCTCCTGCTATCCTTGCCATTCCATGCCACCTCATAGGCTTGAATGGGCATGTGCGTATTGCCTCCCTGCTTCAGCATGTGCTGGTGGGTTTCTTGTGGCATGGTCGGTGTTTCACTAGGCATGATGTTGCTCCTTGAAATTGAAAGATGAAAGATTGGGTGGCCCTTGGTCGGGTGACGTTGGGGTTTGTAGTAGACCATCAGCCTTTGCCCTCCAGCGCATCAAGCGCATCGGATGAATGAGCGTAGACAGTTGACGTTTCTAAGTACCATTCGAAACGAGAGTGCTTCAGACATACCTTCTCGAAGAAGGCTTGCGCCTCATGCTGCGCATCGAAGTAGAACACGTGGTCCTTGAAGTTGGCGTACCATCCCTCGACCGAATAAATAACCTTAACTAACATTGTTAGACTTCCTTCATCTTGAAGTGCAGCCTTGTGCTGAACTTGGGGTGTTTGATTTGCATAACTTGCATGTCTTCCTCGTCCAGCGGAACCGCGAAGTCCTCGAAGAAACATAAGCTAGGTATGTCTGCATGGGCTGCGGCTAGCAGGTCTGCCTCTGTGACAATATCAAAAGCTAACATTTGTTAGGCCCTCAACGCTTTAAGTGCGTCACCCGAATGAGTGTAAATATGCTGTGCTTCGACATACCAGCTTATGTTGGTATGTTGCGACTCGTCTGCAGCCTTATCCCGAAACGCCTCAGCTTCGTGCTGGGTATCGAAGTAGTACTTACGAACTACTTCATCAAAATCCCTAAGGCCACTGACGATATAAATAGTTTTTCCTAACATTGTTATGCTCCTTGGTTTGTGTGGTTGTCTGCGTCTTGAGATTATAATGTACCACAATGTAATCTATTTGTCAAGGGTTTCTGGCCGGAGGTTTGGCTAAAGTTAAAATCTAACAATGTAATGTTAGAGAAACGAATGTTAGGGAATCGAGGCAATGTTATGGAAAAGTGTTAAAGTGTAAGAATCTCACTTAATGTTTTCTAACAATAGCAAACCCTTGTGTGGTAAGGCTTTGCGGTGTGTAGGGATAGTGTAATGTTATAATGTTATGTCATTTTTAGGGTATACAGCTACCATGGCCTTTTGTTTTGCATGTGCGGAGAGCCTCGGAAAAGGAGGGTATGCTAAAAACGCCATAACATTATAACAATAGGTTAAGTCATTGAAATCATTCAATAACTTTCCTAACAAAGGCCTCCAAAAACTTAACAAAGGGGCCTGTTTTCTAACATTGTTAGGGGTCTGTGTTAACACATCGTAGACACATAGTAGACATATCGTCACTTTCTTCTTGATTTTGCATGTTACACATAGTATGCGATATGTATGCGATATGTCTACGATGTGTATGCATATCGTTAACGGAGAATACCATGGCCCATATGTTACGTATTGTAGACGATCTGTATACACCGCTGAAACAAGCCGCGAAGCAACGTGGCGTATCAGTCGCTGCTTTGGTATCCATCGCAGTGCATGACTACCTGAAACTAGAGAAGGCGAAACCTAACATTGTTAGCAAACCTGCGAAGGTCGAGAGCGATGAGGACAAAGCTCTGCGTTGGCAGAGAGCACACGCAGAAGAACGAGACCGAACAGCTAAGGTCTTGTCTGACTGGGGCGACGACGAGTAGTCGCCTCATCCCTTCAGTTACTATCATACCAAAGCTGACGTAGACGTAAGGTAGCCTAACGATTGTTAGTCTGACCCGCCATGCGGTCGCGCAGTCGCCTCATCCCTTCAGTAACTATCAGACCAAAGTCCGACCTAACAATGTTAGGCGGACAAAAGAAAACCCCCATGCCGAAGCATGGGGGTCAGGGTCAGGGCTGGGTTATGGCAACCAGCAGGACAAGCATGATGGGGAAGACAAGGGCGAAGGTAATCAGAAACTCAATCAAGGGATTGCTCCTACTTGGGAAGGGCGGGAGCCTAACAATTGTTAGGCTCCCTAGGGGATTAGTCTGCTAGGGCCGCTAGGGCCGCTTGCAGGTGCGCTGTGACAGCCTCGATCTTGGCCATAGTCGCGGCATCGACCTTGGTCGGGTCAAGCTTCAGGTTATGCGCCACAAGCTTAGTGATCTCATCGAAATTGCGAGTCAATGGGCCACGCTTGCCATTGTCGGCAACCTTGCTATCGCCGCCCTCGCCTTCGCCTTCGCCTTCGCCTCTGCCCTCGCCATTGCCGAACCGAGCATTGTAGAGTTCTTCGCCAAGCTTCCGAATCCGAGACCAGATGACAGACGGGTTGCTGTGACCTTGTGCCTTGAGTGTAGCGTAGAAGGCAGTCTTCTCGACAAAGGTAGAGGCCGCTTCCGGTATCGCCTTGTCCTCTGGACCATAGGCCCAGAACATGGGGGTAAGTACTTCAAAGCAAGCCGTGGCATAAGTCCTAGTCGCGCCGTAGGTGGAACCGATAGCGATACCTACTTCTTCGCGGGCCGAGGAGAGAAAAGCCAAGCCTGCAGTCGAACCCGAGGCAATGGTAACTTCCGTGGTCGTGATGGTCATAGTGTTATTCCCTAGTTGGTTGTTGTGTGCCGAACCGTTTCGACATTCATATAAGACCACGTATTAAATCCGATTACAAGTTAAATCATCATTTGGGCCGAAAAAACCTAACAAACGTTAGGGGGGATAGGGTTTACCTATCTCTGGTAGCAGACCCCACTATACCCCTACCAAGCACTTTTCAGAAAAATTTGTTCGCCCCCCTCTACTTACTAATCTACTCGTTATATGAGCTTCGTACAGAAAAGGCCCCCCTTTAGTTGTAATACACTGACCCCCCACCCCCTCTATAATTTTTTGGAAGTATCCGTCTGTCTGGCACACGCAGAAAGGCCCCCTTGTTTTTTGTAATACTAAACCCCCCACCTATTTATATATTGTCTTCTTAGTACTAGGCGCGTATACCCAACGAATCTGGAGCCTCTTCAAACCGAGTCCCTGCATTAATGCCTGTAGTAAATATAGAACCGTCTAAGGATCATCCCCTTCCGTATTCGCTGGAGGATGAGAGACCTGCGACCTTTATTGAAGAACTAGCTGTTGCTGGTAACACGGCAGAACTACAGCATGATCTCGGTGCGCCCCTAGAGGTAGAAGATAATAAGGATGCCGAGCGCATCACTTCGCTGCTGGCGTCTGCGATCAAGAATAAGAAGTCCGAACCCCTTAAAGATCACAACACGGCCTTCGCAGCTGCCGCCTTCCTGCGGACCTACGGTCAACAACTTGCGTTCGATGCGGCTACTACTCGTGCAGCCATAACTCATAAGCTCATGGAAATTGCGAACTGCGGTGAGACTAAGCACGAGCTGAAGGCGCTAGAGCTGCTGGGTAAGCACAGCGACATCGGGTTGTTCACTGAACGCAGTGAGATAACCATAAACTATAAATCCCCCGAAGCCCTTGAGGATGCGATCAAGGAGCGGGTCAAGCGCCTGCTGAACGCAGACTTGATAAATGTCACGCCCATAGGCATGGACCTCGACGAAGAGTTGGGGATAGCCGGGACGTTCGATGAAGAGGAAGAAGTAGAGGAAGCCGATGCCTAGTAATTTGCACGTAGTGGATATTAAACCTCCTGAGTGTAAAGACCCAGTCTGGTTCCTGCGAAACCTTGCGGATGCAATTGAATCTGGTGAGCATGGAAACATAGATACCCTAGCGATTAGTATGTTACGCGAAGTATCCTCAGACGAGAATCCACTGCTGATATTTGTTGGTGGGCGTAATTGTACGATTATTCATGCAGCTTATGCTTTTGGTGCGGCACACCAGCAGTTACTGAAACCTAACGCCAATGAGCAAGTATGATGCACAAGCCTAAGCGCACACATATTGATGTAGCTGCAGGGGAGCTGTATCGCGCTCCTGATGGTGGGGCTGTCGTGTTTACTGAAGACCACTCATATAAAGATATCCTACGGTTCCTGATCGCTGAAATTGGGTTTGCTGAAGCTCGTCATTTGCTGCAAGAAGTTGGGGACGAGTAGTGGTAAGCAAGCTCCTAGATAATATATCCCTGAAGGATATACCGACGATCCTCCCGCTGCTGTCACAGGCAGATCAGGAGCGATTGCTGGCGGAGCTTGATCACCTTGCATCCCTAAGGACGACTAAACTGGCGCAGGATAGGTTCCTGCCGTTTGTTACAGAGATGTGGCCTAGCTTCATCGGGGGACGACACCATGCGCGTATGGCTGATGCGTTTGAGAGGGTGGCTAGGGGCGAGTGTAAACGTCTTATTATCAACATGCCTCCTCGTCATACTAAGTCTGAGTTTGCATCGTTCCTCCTCCCCGCGTGGTTCTTGGGTAAGTTTCCGGGTAAGAAAGTTATTCAGACGAGTCATACGGCGGAGCTAGCCGTAGGCTTTGGACGTAAGGTTCGTAACCTCGTCGATACGGATAATTACCATAAAGTCTTTCCTGATCTTGTCTTGCAGTCCGACTCCAAGGCGGCTGGTCGCTGGAACACGTCAAGGGGCGGCGATTATTTCGCTATCGGTGTTGGCGGTGCGGTGACTGGTAAGGGTGCTGATCTGCTGATCATTGATGACCCGCACTCCGAACAAGAAGCGGCCCTAGCCGAAATTAACCCTGACATCTACGACAAGACATATGAGTGGTACACCTCAGGTCCACGTCAGCGTCTGCAGCCGGGTGGTGCCATCGTCATAGTTATGACGCGCTGGTCAAAGCGGGACCTGACGGCTCAAGTTCTTAAGGCAGCGGCGCAGCGCGGCGGTGATGAGTGGGAAGTGATTGAGTTCCCCGCCATCCTGCCTAGCGGCAACCCACTGTGGCCTGAGTTCTGGCCCATGGAAGAGTTGAGCGTACTACGCGAAGAACTCCCGAACTCGAAATGGATGGCGCAGTACCAGCAGAACCCCACTGGTGATGCATCGGCTATTGTTAAGCGTGAATGGTGGAACATATGGGAAGCTGAACGGCCACCAGAGTGTGAGTTTATCCTCATGTCTTGGGATACGGCGTTCGAGAAGTCTCAACGAGCTGACTATTCAGCCATGACGACATGGGGTGTGTTCTACCACCCTGATGATTCTGGTGTGACGCAGGCCAATATCATCCTCCTAAATGCGTACAGGGAACGTATGGAGTTCCCCCGGCTAAAGCAGGTGGTACTTGAGCAGTATAAAGAGTGGGAGCCTGATAGCATCATAATTGAAAAGAAGGCATCAGGTGCGCCACTGATCTACGAGATGCGGGCGATGGGCATACCAGTGCAGGAGTTTACCCCGACAAAGGGTAATGATAAGATCAGCCGCCTTAATGCTGTATCTGACTTGTTTGCTAGCGGTAGAGTATGGGCACCGAATACCCACTGGGCTGAAGAAGTTGTAGATGAAGTGGCTTCTTTTCCAGCGGGCGACCACGATGACTATACCGATACAGTATCTATGGCCCTGATGCGTTTCCGCAAGGGTGGGTATGTGGGTACTATGCTAGATGAACCCGAAGAACAGCAATACATGCGTCGTAAAACACAGGGATATTACTGATGGCCGTAGATAAAGCACTAAACCGCGCTCCTAAAGGTCTGTCAGCAGATGACTTTGAAGGCATGGAACCCGATATCGAAATTGAAATTGAGGACCCTGAAAGCGTAGATATCAAGGCTGGTGATACGACTATCCACATCGAACCCGGTGAGGAAGACGAAGAAGGCTTCAGTGACAACCTTGCTGAGTATATGGACTCTGGCGCTCTTACAGAGCTTGCAGGAGACCTGATCAGTGAGTTTGATGAAGATATCTCGTCCCGTAAGGATTGGATTCAAACCTATGTAGACGGCCTAGAGCTGCTGGGTATGAAGATTGAAGACCGTACTGAGCCTTGGCCCGGAGCTTGCGGCGTCTACCACCCGCTGCTGTCTGAAGCCTTGGTTAAGTTCCAAGCCGAAACCATGATGGATACGTTTCCTGCAGCTGGTCCAGTCAAGACGCAGATCATTGGTAAAGAGACACAAGAGAAGAAGGACGCCGCCCTGCGTGTGCAGGATGACATGAACTACCAGCTCACCGATAAGATGGTTGAGTACCGCCCTGAACATGAGCGTATGCTGTGGGGCCTAGGTCTTGCTGGTAATGCGTTTAAGAAGGTGTATTTTGATCCTTCGCTTCAGCGCCAAGTCTCCCTTTTTGTTCCGGCAGAAGATGTAGTAGTTCCGTATGGTGCCTCTAGCCTCCAAACCTCAGAACGTGTTACCCACGTCATGCGGAAAACCCCCAATGAGCTTAAGCGACTGCAAGCCGCTGGGTTTTACCTTGATGATGACCTTGGTGAACCAACAGATAGCTTCGATGAAGTAGAAAAGAAGATTGCTGAACGCATGGGCTTCCGTGCGTCTTCGGATGATCGCTATAAACTCCTTGAGATGCACGTCGATCTAGACCTACCGGGTTTTGAAGATGTGGACGATGATGGCGAAGAGACGGGTATTGCTCTCCCCTACGTAGTTACCATTGAGAAGAGTACCCAGACTGTCCTAGCCATCCGCAGGAACTGGAACCCAGATGATGATACTCGCCAAAAACGTAATCACTTTGTTCATTACTCTTATATTCCCGGTTTTGGGTTTTACGCTTTTGGGCTTATCCACCTTATTGGTGCTTTCGCTAAGTCTGGTACTTCTCTTATTCGGCAGCTTGTCGATGCTGGTACACTTTCTAATCTGCCGGGTGGTTTTAAAACTAAAGGCCTCCGCGTAAAGGGTGACGATACACCTATTGCACCCGCAGAATGGCGGGATGTGGACGTAGCCTCTGGTACGATGCGCGATAACATCATGCCGCTCCCCTACAAGGAGCCTAGCCAAGTCCTGTACCAGCTGTTGGGGACGATTGTAGATGAAGGACGCCGCTTTGCGTCCGCTGCAGACCTCCAAGTGTCCGATATGTCGGCCAACAGTCCTGTTGGTACAACCCTAGCTATCTTAGAACGTACATTGAAAGTGATGTCAGCGGTACAAGCCCGTATCCATTACTCAATGAAGCAGGAGTTTAAGCTCCTGAAGGGTATTATTCGGGATTATACCCCCGAAAAGTACTCATACGAACCCGAAGAAGGGGATCGTAAAGCCAAGCAGTCTGACTATGACACTGTAGAAGTCATTCCAGTTAGTGACCCTAACGCTGCTACCATGGCTCAAAAGGTTGTTCAGTACCAAGCAGTCATGCAAATGGCTCAAGGTGCTCCTCAACTATATGATTTGCCCTACTTGCATCGCCAAATGTTGGAAGTTTTGGGTGTTAAGAACGTAAATAAGCTCGTTCCGGGCGATACAGATGAACAAAAGCCTGTTGATCCCGTATCCGAGAACATGAACGTCCTAAATGGTAAGCCTGTTAAGGCTTTCTTGGGTCAAGACCACGAATCTCACCTAGCCGTGCATATGTCAGCCATGCAGGACCCACAAATCCAGCAGGTTATGGGCCAAAACCCTCAAGCACAGGCACTTATGGCAGCTATGAACGCCCATATCGCTGAACACCTCGCCTTCGCGTATCGTCAAAAGATCGAAGAAGCCGCTGGTGTGCCCTATCCGGCCCCTGATCAGCCAATGGATGCAGCTACTGAGGTCGAGGTTTCGCGTCTGGCGGCTGCGGCGGCTAAACAGGTACTTGCACAGTCCCAAGCTAAACAAGCCCAAGAGCAAGCTCAACAAGCTGCTCAGGACCCCATCGTGCAGATGCAGCAACAAGAGCTGCATATTAAGCAGGGTGAACTTCAAATTAAGCAGCAGAAGATGGCTGTTGATGCCGCTGCTCAGAAGGACAAGCTGGACATAGAAGAAAAGCGCATTGAAGCCCAAAAGGAAATCGCTGGTCTTCAAGTAGGAGCCAAGGCTGCTGCAGATAAGCTTAGCGCCGAAGGAAAAGCTCAAGCACTCCAGCTAGAGGAAAAGAAATTTAGCGTCGAGTCTGCAGCAAAAGCGGACAAGCTAGATATCGACCGTGAGCGAGTTGAAGCTCAAAAGGAGATCGCAGGTCTTCAGGTTGGTGCAAGGATAGCAACTGACAAGGCGGGCTTGTCAGCCAAGCTACAGGAAAAGGCCCCGCAAACTGCAAACCGTACATCCCCCAAGGAGTCTGAATGAGTACGAAACTACTAAAATATCTTTCTGACAAAATTCAGGAAGAAATCAAAGTGCTGGAACACGATATGTCTTTGGGTAGCGCCAAAGACTTTGGTTCCTACCAGTATGCCTGCGGAATTGTTCGTGGGCTACGAATTGCCAATAACCTATTTATTGAAACCTCAGAACGGATGGAAAACGACGATGACTGAACTTCTTATCGGCACAAACCCCGATAACGTGGACGAAACCACTGTATTGCCTGATACGGCTGAAAATAAGGCCAAGCAACTGCCTGATCCTTCTGGCTACCGTATCTTCTGTGCAATTCCCGAAGTGGAATCCAAGACTGCAGGCGGTATTCTCAAGGCAGAAAGCACTGTCCATAACGAAGAACTCCTGACCACAGTCTTGTTTGTTTTAAAGATGGGTCCTGATTGCTACAAGGACGACAAGCGGTTCCCTAGTGGCCCTTGGTGCAAGGAAGGCGACTTTATCCTTGTTCGTCCTCATGCGGGTACCCGCATTAAAATCCACGGACGTGAATTTCGCATGATCAATGATGATTCTGTCGAGGGTGTCGTCCAAGACCCCCGTGGTATTTCCAGAGCCTAAAGGAGGCACAAATGTCTGAATATAATGATGATGTCGATATCGAGCTTGAAGGTGTTGATAGCTTAGATATTGAAATTGAGGACGATACACCCGAAGCGGATCGTAATCGTTCACCTATGCCTAAGGAGCTTGTTGACGAGCTTGAGGCTGATGAGTTGGAAGATTATTCCGACAAGGTGAAGACCCGTCTGAAACAGATGAAGAAGGTCTGGCATGACGAGCGTCGGGAAAAGGAACAAGCTTCTCGTGAACGACAAGAAGCCCTTAACGTCGCCCAGAATATGCTGGAAGAAAATAGGCGTCTTAAGAAGACCCTGTCTGAGGGTGAACAAACTCTTGTTCATAGCTTCAAGCAGTCTACCGAGATGGAAGCTGCTCAAGCACGTCGTGAATATAAGCAAGCATATGAAGCTGGTGATTCAGACGCTCTGGTAGAGGCCCAAGAAAAACTTGCTAAAGCTAACTATAAGCTAGAGCAACTAAATGGGTATCGGCCCTCTTTACAAGAAGAACAACCCGTAGTACAGCAGGTACAAGACTCGGCCCCTATTCCGCGTCCAGACCGCAAGACTGAAGCGTGGCAAGAGCGCAATTCTTGGTGGGGTGTGGACCCAGAAATGACGGCCAGTGCTCTAGGGCTTCATCAGAAGCTCGAAAAACAGAACGGCGCTAATTACGTCGGTACTGACGAATACTGGAATAGCATCGACAATACGATGCGCCGTCGTTTCCCAGAATACTTTGGGGATAACGATACACCGACCGCTAGTCCCACCCGGACTTCGCGTCCTGCAACAGTCGTTGCTCCCGCTTCCCGAAGTACGTCCTCCAGAAAAGTCGTACTAAAGCAATCCCAGCTTACGATTGCCAAAAAATTGGGTGTGACCCCTGAGCAATATGCTCGGGAATTTCTAAAAGTGGAGAAGTAATATGACTGGTACAAGACTCGCTCGTGAACTTGAAACCCGTGCGCAGGTTGAACGTCCAAAGTCGTGGCAACCCGCCTCAGCTTTGCCGGAACCGGATAAGCAACCGGGTTATTCGTACCGCTGGGTACGTGTCTCCGCTTTGGGACAGGCTGACCCCCGCAACATCTCGTCTAAGTTACGGGAAGGGTGGGAGCCTGTTCAAATCGAAGAACAACCCCAGTTCAAGTTGATGGTGGACCCTAATAGTCGGTTTAAAGACAATGTAGAAGTCGCGGGGCTACTGCTCTGTAAGATTCCTAATGAGTTTATGGACCAGCGTAAGGCTTATTACGCTAACCAAACCCAAGCTCAAAATGAGTCTGTAGACAATAACTTTATGAGAGAAAACGATCCAAGGATGCCCCTCTTTAGGGAACGAAAATCCTCGGCCTCGTTCGGTAAGGGCAATTAAACTAGGAGTTAAAGATGGCCTATCCTTCTGTTGGCAGTCCCTACGGGCTGATTCCTATCAATCTAATTGGTGGGCAAGTGTTTGCTGGTGCTACTCGTCAAATTCCAATTACCTCGGCTTCCGCCACCGCCATCTTCTTTGGTGATGTCGTTAAGCTTACTGGTACGGGTACGCTGGAAAAAGATGTCGGTACCACTGCGGCTACCCCTGTCGGTGTTTTCCTTGGTTGCTCCTATACGGATGCTACCTTCGGCAAGACCTTCCGCCAGTTCTACCCCGGTGCTGTGACGGCTACGGACATTGTTGCCTACGTGCAAGATGACCCTGACGCTTTGTTTAAGGTTGCGGTCGTCACTGCTAATAACAGCACCACCATCAGCTCTGTACTTCGCTCCGCTGTCGGTGAAAATGCTATTATTGCTCAAAACGCTGGTAATACTACGAATGGCGATTCTCGGGTTGGTATCGGCGCTACGACCGCTACTACGGCTGCATGGCCTATTCGTATCATTGATGTAGTTCCTGAAACTCAGTCGGCTGCGGGTTCCTATACGGAAGTCATCGTCAAGTGGAATCAGGGTATGCACCCTTATTACAACCCTACTGGCGTCTAAGGAGAATTAGTTAGATGGCTATTTCACGCGCACAACTTCTTAAAGAACTGCTCCCCGGTCTGAACGCTTTGTTCGGTTTGGAATATGCTCGCTACGGCGAAGAGCATAAAGAGATTTTCGACATTGAAACCTCTGAGCGTTCGTTCGAAGAAGAAACCAAGCTGTCGGGTTTCTCGGCTGCTCCGGTTAAGAACGAAGGTAGCGCCATTGCTTATGACAATGGTCAAGAAGCCTTTACTGCCCGCTATAACCACGAAACCATCGCTTTGGGCTTTAGCCTGACCGAAGAAGCCATTGAGGACAACCTCTATGACTCGCTGTCGGCTCGCTACACCAAGGCTCTGGCTCGTGCTATGGCCTATACCAAGCAAACCAAGGGCGCTGCAGTCCTGAACAATGGCTTCGACACCAACTATACTGGTGGCGATGGTCAACCCCTGTTCAGTGCTTCGCACCCGCTGGTTGGCGGCGGTGTCAACTCTAACATCCCTACTACTGCTGCTGACCTTAACGAAACTTCCTTGGAAGCTGCTGTTATTCAGATTGCTGCTTGGACGGATGAGCGCGGCCTGCTGATTGCAGCCAAGCCTAAGAAGTTGATCATCCCACCATCCTCGATGTTTATTGCAACCCGCTTGCTGGAGACGGAACTCCGTGTCGGCACGTCGGACAATGACATCAATGCCATCAAGAATAACGGTTCAATCCCTGAGGGTTACACCGTCAATCACTTCTTGACGGATGTGGATGCTTGGTTCCTGACCACTGATGTTCCTAATGGTATGAAGCACTTTATCCGTGCCCCGCTGTCTAACAGCATGGATGGTGACTTCGACACTGGCAACGTCCGCTATAAGTCCCGCGAACGCTATTCGTTCGGCTGGTCTGACCCCCTCGGAATGTACGGTTCCGCAGGCGCTTAATAGCGATTGAGGAGGGAAGAGGGTTGGGCCTCTTCCCTTTTCTTTTACGTACGCTATAAGATTAAAATACTAGGATGATCACCCGCATCGACTGACCTAGCAGACGTAGTAGAGACGATGTGGGTATGTGCTACTACACGGAGTTTTACCTATGGCGCGATCTACTTTCGAAGGTCCTGTTCGTTCTTTGAACGGCTTTATTTCTTCCGGTCCCGGTTCAGTTGAAGTGATTTCGACCGCTACAGCTACGCTTGATGTGATTAACTATTCCGGTAGGATTATCAACATCACTGCCGCTACGACCACCATCACCCTGCCAATTATCAATGCGACTGCTGATCCGGTCAGTGCAGGTCCGGGTGCTGATCCCAATACGCTAAACAACCTTGGTACCGTCTATATGTTCTTCTTCGCCGTCACTGCGGCTGCTGTGAAGATAAAGTGCGGTACAAACACCCCCGGCGATCTGTTTTTTGGTACTGTTGACCTTGCTGTCGCTAACGGTGCTTCTAGCCTTTTCGCTCCTAATGGCTCTTCCAATGACGTTATGAACTTCAATGGCGGTACTACTGGCGGTGTTGCTGGTTCCTACGTCACTGTTCAAGCCGTCGCTGCCAACAAGTGGCTCGTCATTGGTCAAGTGATTGGTACTGCTGTTTTGGCTACTCCGTTCGCTGACGCCTAATAGGTGATCCATGCAAAACGAACAGGGTTTTGATCTAAGTGGGCGGAGTGTGTTTATCGCTCTGCCCGCCTATGACTTCAAAGTTTCGGTGAAACTTGCGCTTTCGCTTGCTCGCTTTTCTACGCGGGCGGCACAGCATGGAGTTGATGTACAGATCGGAAGCGTGTGCGGGTGCTCAGTTGTGTCCCGCGCACGTAACCTGCTAGCTCAAGACATGCTTGAGTCTGAATGTACAGAACTTCTATTTATTGATTCTGATATCAACTTTGAGGCAGAAGATATCTTCCGCCTGATGGCTTGGGTTTCTGACCCTAAAATGGGTATTGTTGCTGGTGTCCCACGGGTTCGTGATGTGAAGCCAGTTTATATTGCTACCCTCGACCAAGATGATAGTAACCAACTTACTATGAACCCTATGGGCCTTGTCCGTGCCCAGCGTGTAGCTACAGCCTTTATGATGGTTCGCAGGGATGTGTTCGAAACGCTAGAGCGTGAGCACCCTGAATGGGCTTATTATGATACAAAATCCAATCGCAAATTAACCTGCATGTTTGACTTCAAAGTGACCGAAGAAGGTTATATTGGAGAAGACTTCTTGTTCTGCGACCGCGCCCGCGCACATGGTTTTGAAGTGTGGATCGACCCTACCATCAAACTGGGCCACATGGGTGTGCAGGAGTACATGGGCGACTTTGGTAACGACATCCTATACCCAATGTTTGACAAACCTACAGAGGCAGTGTGATGGCTACTTCCCCGGCTTGGACACGTAAAGAAGGTAAGAACCCTAAGGGCGGATTGAACGCCAAGGGCCGCGCTTCTTATAACAAAGCTAATCCGGGGAAACCCGGCCTTAAGGCCCCACAGCCCGAAGGTGGTTCCCGTAAGAAGTCATTCTGTGCCAGAATGTCTGGAATGAAGAAGAAGCTCACTAGCGCTAAAACTGCTAATGATCCTAACAGCCGTATTAATAAAAGCCTTCGTGCGTGGAAATGCTAAAATGGAAATGATGATATGGAATATCATTTTGACAGCAGCCGTAGGCTTAGTAGGTTTCCTAGTAATGGGTAAGCTTAAGGAGATTGATCGAGTTACGATCCTCCTGAACAGAACGCGGGAAGAAGTCGCCCGTGATCACATTACTCGTGTGGAATATAGCCGTGATCTAGAGAAGTTAGGTGATCGGTTCGAAGCTGCATTTCTTCGTCTTGAAGGCAAGATTGACGAGATAAACAAAAAAGGTCCACGTAACGCTTAGAAAGTGTTACTCTAATAGGGGTAAGGTACATGAAGAAAGCTGCTGGTGGTAAGATGCCAATGGAAAACTCCAAGAAAGATATGGCCCAAGATAAAGCGACTGTGAAGAAGGCATTTAGGATGCATGACGCACAAGAGCATAAGGGCGAGCGCACAGACCTGTCCAAGCTCAAAAAGGGCGGTATGGCAAAGAAGTTTGCTGCTGGTGGTATCACCAAGGAAATGCCAACTTCTAAAGGCATGGGCAACATGAACATGGCTAAGGGTGGCAAGGTTAAGACGTTTGCTATGGGTGGTCTCGGTACTGTGCCTATGGCACGTCCCGGTGTTGCTCCCGCTATGACTCCCGCTATGGCTCCCGCTATGGCACAAGCTCCTATGGGTATGGGTCCTACGTTTAAAAAGGGTGGTAAGATTATGGCTAAGAAAGCTTGTGGCGGCAAAATGGCCGCTGGTGGTTCCTTTCGTTCGGCTGCTGATGGTGTCGCTAAGAAGGGCAAGACCAAGGGTACTGACGTTAAGATGTATGCCAAGGGTGGTTCTGTAAGCCCTGATGGTTGTGCTGTTAAGGGTAAGACCCGCGCACCGAGCT